GGTTGCTTCGACGGCCAACTTCTTAGCCTTGGACGCCGTGTCTGTCTTGTCGTACAGTTTACGAATAGCGTTGATCTGCTGGATTCTACGAGCAGGCGCAGTCCACGGAAGCCAGCCAGCAGGGTCCATGATGAGTCCACCAATGTAGCCTGTCCATCCAGCCCAAGGATTGTCTTTGAGTATCTGGTTCAGACGCTTCTCGTCCTCACGCATCTTATCGACATCAGCGAGCCCTGCTACATCGTATCCTTTGTTACCGGCAATCTGACTGATGCCTCGGTATGTATCCGAGATACCAAGTCTTCCGGTGAACAGGAAGTCATCTATCCATGAGGTGCCAGTGCTTGCAGGCTCCGCATTTGAGTTGGACTTCCCTTCTCCAGTCTTAAATGGATTGGAAGACGCGATAAACGGATTTGTACCAGCGTTGCTATTTTCTTTTAGGAATGGATTACTCATTTATACTTCGATGGTAGTTTGTCTTCGCCATAGGTTTCAATGAAATACTTTATGTTATCTGGAGATGGGTCATTGTCTAGTATCTCTATTGCTTTCTTAATACTCACTTTGTCCTCGTCCCCACTCCCGGTCGCATCAGGCGTTACCCCCTCAAGCGTTGGCATAACCTCAGTCTGGAACTTCTTGAACGCATCCTGAACCTGCTTCGCTGTGGGCTTGCTTATCTTCTTTCCATCAGGTCCCACGATTCTCCACCTTCCATGCTCACCCTTATACATACTTTCGAACATTGAGTATTCCTGATTAAGAGTGATACCCCTATCAGACAAACCTAGAGCCTTCTTGAGATCGCCAAGTTCCTCATCTGACATGGTTCCCTCTTCGTTAGCACGCTTGGCCTCCTGCCATATCTGGTACTTCTCCATATCAACTCCACCCGGAGTCTTGCCATCCTTGGTACCGTAGTCGTACTGACCCGTGATAGCCCAAGCACCTGACTCATCAGGTGGTCCGTAACCTGAGTATGTGTCGCCGGTTCTGGTGTTGATGAAGTTTCGGTAGGTATTGTCGGCTGATCTGGCAGAACCAAAGAACTGGGTATCAAACCAATCCATCTCAGTTGAGTCAGCACCCATGGTACTGAGTGCGGAGTACAGTTCCTGCCTCGACTCGGGCGGATCGTACTCACCGTTAGCGTTGTACATAAGAGCCTGTTGCATCTGAGCAGTCCTGTCGCCAGAGGCCCATTCGTACTTCTGATTGAGAACAGCCATGTCCTGCTGGGCAATGGTTCCTGCGATGCGTGCAAGGTTCGGGTCACCAGATAGTGCGCCAAGAACCATGAACATCCGTTGCTTCTTCTGAATCTTCGCTAAGTCATCGAGGTATTCCTCTTGGCGTTTCTTCTCTTCTGCCTTCATGGCACCGAATCGTGCCTCGTGTTCGGCAATGCGTTGCTCTGCCAAATCCTTGGTGAGTTTCTGTTCGGCTTCGTAGTTGGCAACCGCAGTTTCTGGCGCTGTAGAACCAACCTGACCGTCCTCAGTTCTGTACCCACCAATGCCTAACTGGTTCATACCAAGTTGTGGCGCAGGGTCGTCAGTCGGCCAAGCGGATGGTGCACTACTTGGTGGCCCACGAAAATCAGGATTGTCATCCTCTATATAACCGTCAGTGTATGCGCCTATACCAACATCCGTCTGCTCGTTAGGCGAACCACTCTGCCATGGGACGTACCGGTCACCCAGAGGTCCGTAAGGGTCTGGGTTTGCGCCGTATGCCATAGGTCCTGTTGCGGGGTCCATGCCCGCCATCACATCGTACCCGGTAGGTGTCCACGCAGCACCCGCACCACCGGGGGCCATTGCACCGGTTGCAGGGTCCATCGCTGCCATGAAGTCGTACTGGGTGGTAGTGTCAGACAGTAAAGGATCACCGGCACCAACGAACGGAGTTTTCACTGTCGCTGGGGAATACTCATTGACTGCCCCAAACTCAGGATCAGGAATGTGTGATGCAGCCGATGGGAATGTCTGTGCTGAAGGCGGGGTAATCCCACTGATCCAGTCAGTAGAGGTCAGGAAGTCCTCAGTTCCCGGCGGGACAACACTGCCACCACCCGGCACACCTACCCATGAGTATGGGTTATTCGGGTTGAATCCCTGAGATACCTCAGGTGACCAACTGGGGAATCTAGACCTGCCAATACCAATGTCAGCATACGAGTCCGGGCCGTCCATCCAAGGCACGTGACGGGAACCGCCCGGTGCGTATGGGTTTGTCTGAGGTATGGATGGGACGCCTTCACCCGGTGCCTGTGTGAAGGGCATAGAGGGTGCCATCATGGCATCTATCTCCCTTCTCATGGCACCATGATTAGGTATATCACCGTACTCCCTAGAACCAACAGGATCACCAAACCCCGGAGGCGGTGTGTTGGCTACGCTGTGCGTGGTCCTTGCCTTGGATACGTAATCCGCAACACTGGGGGAAGACTTAACATCCGTTATGTTCTTCCAAGCACTTCGTCCTCCGGGTAGTATTCCCGGTTTGTAGAGCATAGGCATGACTAAAATGCCAGTGCGAGGTTACCCGCAATGCCCGCTATCTGTTGGATTGAGTCAAGAGGACTTGGGCCAACAACCGGCTTTGTTCCTGATGTCGAACTTGATCCGCCGGACTGTGAAGTGGTGGTACCACCAAAGTTTCCGTTTACCATGTTTCTGTAATACTCCAGATTCCTGAAGGGTAGCATTGAGTTGTAGTCGTATCGTGCCTTCGCATCGTTCAAGATCGCTTGGTTCAACTGCTGTTGTGGCAGTCCAACCTGATTGTACAGGGCTCCAGACATCGCCAAAGGCATATTCATGATATTTCCGTACTGACCCAAGGCGCTGTTTCTCGTTGCCTGCGCTTGGTTGTAAGCGTTGTTATACATCTGCGCACCTGCACGAGTGACCTGTTCGTTGGCGTCTTCTATGACTCGGTTGTTCAACAAGTCTCCGCGACTTGATCCACCGTACTGTCCTGACATAACCTGATTGGCGCGTAACCCACCCATAAGGTCTTGAGCGCTGTCCATTGCCTGTTTCCTGTAGACATCCATCATGTCTCCGTAAGGCGAACCTTCACCAGTGTTGACCCTACCCGACATCATGTCGTTGTAGTTCCCCAACATCTGGTTCATCTGAGTCTGTGCACCACCAGTTATCCAGTTTGATGCTAGGTTCATGGACTCCTGTTGTGCGGGGGTGAACCCTGCAACCGTGGCACCCGGATAATACTGAGGCAGTCCAGACTGGTACAGGTTCTGTGCCTGACCTAACTGTTGCTGATAGTACGGCTGTTGGTAAGGAGTCTGCGTACTTGAACTTGAACTACTTGAACTTGACTCACTACTGTAGGGCGTCTGAGTTATCGTTGGTTGTGTAATGCTTCCCATAATATTATCCTAGTAACGAGTAAGGGTTGGTTGAAGTGTTGGACCAAGAGTCTTGCAGCATACCAACCTGAGGATTCACATAGATTCCCGGGTCGTTGTATGCAACCTGATGTGCTGGGTTGACCTGAGTCATCCAGTTGTTGGCGTTCACCAGAGGATTCAACACCTGCCCCGGTGTGGTAGGCGTGAACTCGGTCATCGCAGCGTAAGTGTCACCCAGAATGTCGGCCGTAGTTTTGCCTTGATCGTCTACAGGTGTGCCTGATCCACCGCCACGAACTTCATCACGCCAGTCACCTGAACTTGCAGCGGGTGCTCCACCGCCTCCACCGCCAGCAGGTGCTGCTGCCTGAGCAACATAATCATCGACATCGATGTAGTCTGCACTTCGGGTGTGGCTTCGGAATCTTCCCGCCTGTTCTGGGTCTTCGTAGAATATCCTGCCGTCATCTTGGTAGATAGCCCTGCGTTTTCCATTATCTACTATCTGAACACCGCCCGGTGCGCCACCATGTAACTTGTAGGTATTATCCATACCTCCAGATACTGTGCCTCTTTTGTATTCTGATTCTTTGCTAGAACTTGCCATTAGTGCATCCTCATTTCAATTGGTTTGGTTACTATGTTGTACTGGTTGGTCCACCCGTGCTTCTCTAGTGACCTCACCATTCCTTTTCTTGTGTACGCTTCTAAGTGTGCACATCCGTGCATCATTGCATATTCCTCTACTGCTGGTACGAACTTCGACCACAGTTCCATACCCAACATTCCTTTCTCACCGCCAGTGCATTCCATCGTTAGGACCCTAACGAATGACTTGCGTGGGTATCGGATGAGTTCCGTGATCATGTGGCCGACAATCTCCTTCTCACTTATAAATACCCATAGACGAACTTTTCCATCAAGAAGTTCAGGAACAAAATCGTCACCGGCCATAACACTGTCCGAATGGACCATTGCCTTCTGTACGCCTTCGCGGACATACGGCCATACCTCAGACACGTCTTCGGGTTCGACCAGTACCAAGTAAAATTCCTGTCCTTCATGCTCAAACCTTTCCCGCATTATTCATACCTCATAATGTACGCCAACGAATAGTAAGGCGGATCAATACTGTGTGAGTGAGAACCGCCACTTCCTGTGTTACCACTTGATCCAGTGGACGCACCTCCAGTCGATCCACTTATCGTCACAGAGTGATTGTGGTTCCCCTCAACATTTGCCGAGGGATATGGCGGATCGTTCGGGAAGTACCTGTGACTCGTTGTACCAGATGCACCATGCCTTCCTGTCTGTGAGACATACGAGGTGATTCCGTGGTCGTGGTTACCAGTTGTGTTGGTCGAGAATGTTCCCTGTTGCGTGTGAGTATGCGCTATTGTATGCGAGTGGCTAGGAATCTGAGATGAATTCAGTGATGTACCACCTGAAGTGTTTGATCCACCTGTCTCACCTACTCTGTCTAGTCTGGAACCCTTTACAAACTGAGACACAAGGTTTGGCGTACGCATACCATTCGGTGCGTTTTGTCCATCACAAAGTACCCATCTCTCTGGGACATAATCTCCAGACCACATGATGATACCGCCGACAGGGATGTCGCCCTGCCCCATACCACCTCCGCCTGCTGCTGCTAACGGCACCCAAGACCCATCCATGTAGATGTAGACACCTTCAGGATTGTCTGGAATAAGGTCCTCATGCGCCCAGACCATATCCCCTTCCCTAGGTTTGTATCCCTGAGGCCAAGCATAAGTCTCAGACAAATGAAGGGTATTCACATTCCCGATTGACTCAGCCAGATTCTTCATCTGGTTTGATATCCAAGTGGGCAACGCCTCTGCGTCGGTTGGTGGTACATCAGGGGTGAAGAAGTCTGCCCTGCGTTTTGCATCACTCCTCATTTACCCGTGTCTCCTTGATCCCCTATTTCCTGCCATCTCGTACTCAAACTCGACACCACTGAGGGACCAAGTAGTATCCGCCTTAGTCTCGAACCTCATTGCGAGTAATTTACCTGTAGTTCTTACAGACACCTTGGATTGGTTGTCAGGATTAAACCTTACCGGACCTTCCCAAGTGACAGGTTCATCCGTACCCATCTGGTATCCCGTGTACACATCAATCTCTGTGTCGCCCTTGACCATTATCTTCGGCCATATTGCCCTCAGGCGTTTTACACTGGACGGGTCACCAAAGTCTATGCCAGTCCTCTCGACATAGGAGTACATCAACTTGCCGTCTTCTTTCTGCCCAATACCATCCCTGTAAAGTTTCCCAGTAATTACTGCAGGAGAAACACCTTCCCTCGCTGCTGGAGGTGAAGCCATTACCAAGTTGGCAACCACGTTGGCATAAGATACGGCACCCCACCTCATGGTGGTCAGTGATCCCCACGGAACCAGAGGTACACTTGGGTCTGGGTCAGACGATTCCCAAGTAATGGTTGTTGGGTCGTCCTTTGAGTAAATGATATTACTGACCCTCTGGATACCCGACTTGATGTCTGTGACTCTGGGTAAATCCCTGAACGAGAATGTATTATCCTTGTAGTTCCACACCATTGCCTTGTCGCAATAGTTGCTGCTGACAGAGGGGAAACAGGCCCACACCTCGTTGTATGCCAAGTTCGCAACACAGAATATTCTGTCATAGAATGTTCCGTTGATGTTGTTGAACATCTCACCACGAACCTTTCCTGTCAGGATGGGGGTTATTGACTGCCCGTTGTTCACATAGCAGTCATTCTGTGACACAAAGAAGTGTCCACCGGGGAACTCTACCGCTGCACCCTTGGCGATAATACCCACCTGTGGGTCAAGTGTCTTGAATGCAAAGATGTACGGAGTACCAACATACGACATCATGTACACGCTGTCGGTCTTGTAGATCATGAACAGTTCACCCATAGGCAAAGTGTCAATGATAGGTCCCTGCGTATCTAGGAGTTCGTATTCACCCGCATCCTGTGTTTCATCGGTAACATCCCATGTTGCTGGCTCTTTGTAGTGGCCGTGTTGGGTACTCCACTTTACCGTCCTGTTCTGTCTTTCCTGCAATGCGGAACCATCATACTGGACATCAATGGCGGTAGTGATGATGTGGTTCTTGAATCCCTCAACAGTCTCACAGGATATGTAAGTCCCGTCTGGGGTGTTATTGTTGACCCAAGAATCCATATCGACCATTGGCTGATCGACACTTACCTTATTATCCTCATCCAGTTTCCACAACTGAGGAGCATCAACACCGTTGGTGGCGATTAGTAGTGCACCAGATTGGGTCACATCCCAGTCAGTCCCTGTTAAAGTCCCGTAGTAAACTGGGTTGCCATCAGCATCCTGACGAGTAATGTTGTACCAAATGTCGTTGTGGTTTACATAGATTTCTTTCTCGCCAAAAACAATCCAGTAGAATCCGTTGCGTTCCAATCGTCCAGAGTGGTCATGCTGTTGGTAGGTGCCAAGATGCCACGGTTCGATAGGGCAGTCTTTCATGACTTCCCCGTAACCGTTTACCTTTTTGACGGACCCGTCATTGAAGGCAACATTATTGCCCCCAGACCATTGGTTCCCCTGTAGTTGGTACGGCTCGACATCTGTGATGATGCCACCCGCGCCGACATTTTCGATTGGTGTTAATGGCATTTATTCGTACTCGTATGCAAGACAAGCCACGTTGCCTACCGCGCTTCCGCCACCGCCTGATCTATGTGCACCCCAAATTCCAAGCATCCACGGGTCTCCACCGTGGTTCGCCTTGACTCCTTTGATGTTGAACATTCCTTCGATCTCAAAGTTTCCTGTATCACCCTGATGGTTGAATCCAATCACATTGTATTCTTTACTGACATCCTCGTTGTTCGTGTCATCACGCAGTTTGATCCAGTTAAATTCTTGCTTGTCGTATCCCCATACACCGCATTCTCCTGACAAATCAATAAGGAATGTAGAGGAAGGAGAAACAGGAGTGATGGGTATTTCCGCAAGTTTAGTCATTGCCGGATTACGATAACTTGCCGTATTTTCCCAGTAGTGTGGTGTCACCTTGATGACATTTCCGATTCCGTCAGACTGACCATGAGCCATCACCATCCACTTGGTGTTGGTTAAGTCTCGCATCTTGATGAGTCCGGTAGTCGTGTCAAACCATACCGTACCGGGGCTATACAGAGTAGGCTCTGATGGGCTTGTGTGGATAGCATTCACCGGCATATCCACATTCGGGAAGGACTGTTTAAGTACCTCCTTCAGTAGACGCAGATGTATATCGCCTTCAGAGATTGTATCTGTGGCTAACGGTAAGTTCTGGTTTAAACCGTTAATGTAGTCGGCTGATTCATACGACATCGTTCTCTTCCTCCGCTCTTCTCGCTTCTTCTGCTGCTATTCGATCCTCTTCCTCTGCAACCAATGTTGCGTGTAGTGCCCTGATAGCCGGTATATTGATATCTGATGCGGTGATATGTTGATTATCCCTGCGGTCATCACCGTACTCGTAGGCAAATTCTATGTGGCCAATCCCTCTTCCTTCGTGGAACTGTAAGGCTCGCACATCCGGAGCAACCAATGATGCCACTCTGTTGTCTAAGGATCTGGCACCTAAGCCGTCAACTACGATTGTTCTGTCCTCTACAATTATTGATATCATGGAAGTTCCCCTAAGTAAATTATGTATGCTACAACAAAGTGTGGTGGGCTAATTCCGGTGTGGGAGTGTGCCCCGCTACTACCTTGATAGTCTGTATTCGATGAACCGGCTGTTCCACCGTCATACCAAATGCCTGTGTATTTGCTACCACCGGCAGCGTTGCCTCCGGTACTTCTTGCGGAGGTTACGGAGTGTCTATGTTCAGGCATCTGAGAGGTTGTCAGAGTGTGCTCATCTGTGTGATTACTTCCACCAACAACACCAATGTTGCTGCCAAGCGTACCGCCTCTGACAAACAGTTCCTGCATATCAGGCACATCAATGTAGTCAGTCCTTCCTGCATTCTGAGCGTTCACGCCACCGTCACACAGGAACCAGTTCCTTGCGTTCAGCATTGCAAGGTCTTCAAGACTGTTCCATGCCCACATGGAAACTATGCCCCTCGGTATCTCTGGTGTGCCGTTGATCGTTATGATACCCGTACCAGAATCGCTACCGACTACATCAATACCTTCCCCGCCTATAACCTCAATCGAAGAAGATGGTGCTCCATTCGTACCACTGAGTTCAATCGACGGATTATTTCCGTCTGTCGTGCTTATTTCGTACTGGTAGTCAGTCCCTGCAGGACCCTCTGGACCACGAAGTCCTTCAGGACCCTCAGGGCCTTCTGGCCCTCTTGGACCCACTGGGCCTTCAGCACCATCGGCACCACTCTGTCCGGGGTCACCCTTTGGTCCCGGCGGGCCCTCTGGTCCGGGTACGTTGGAGTCATTACCTGCCGGTCCCTGCGCGCCATCAGCACCCCTCAGGTCTCCAGTAGAGAACCCAAGGCCATCATTGGATGTGAATGTTACAGTTCCGTTTGAGGCGCTGTATGAGCCACCTGTCCAACCCTTTCCGTCAACTCCGTTTGTTCCGTCAGTACCCTGATCACCCTGAGGTCCTTGCGGTCCCTCAGGTCCTTGAATCTTTCCAAGGTTATGCCATACGCTGTCATCACCCCATGCCCACATATCGCCTGTGTCATCTGTTCCGTATGCGTCACCAATCGCACCAGTGTAGGAGTTAGGCCAACCGGGAAGATGGATGGATGAACTGACTGTACCCTTAAACTGGATACCTGCACCGGGTGCTCCTTGAGGACCTTCCGGACCTACCGGACCTTCCGGACCTTCTGGCCCCTCTGGTCCCTGCGATCCGGGGTCTCCTTTCGGTCCCGGTGGACCGGCGACAGTTGAGTCTGCCCCGGGTATGCCTTGGTCACCCTTAGGCCCCTGTGGCCCCTCATGGCCTATTGGGCCTTCCGGACCCTCTGGACCCTGCGGTCCTGCAGGACCACTTGGACCCGCGGGACCTTCTGGACCTTCCGGACCTTGAGGACCTTTCGGTGCGGGCGCAGCATACCAAGAGTTTGTAGACTGGTCATAGATTAGTGCATTACCGGATGTAGACCCTGCGACATCAACATCGCTCAAGTCTCTCAGGTAATGAACCGCCAAATCCTCGTCACCTACCACCGTCCATGTAGAGCCGTCAGGAACATTAACGGTCACAGACGAGGCGTCGATAGGTCCCGGTGTGATGGCGTTGTGTCCAGAGGGTATGTTGTAATCCCATCGCAGGGTTTTGTCACCAATCAGGAAAGCCCTGTCTTGGAACTGGTCATCAGTTGGTGGATTATCGTTGTCGACAGACGGGTCCATCCCACCTGTAAGTGAACCTGCGGGCCAATGGTTGGCCGTCCATTCCCAGTCTAAGTCATCGGGATTGATCGGCAGGAGGTCGTACAAAGCCTGTCTGGTTTCCCTGATGGCTGCAGCACCCTCGCCAATGACATCCTCATCTTTGGGGTCGTATATGTTAATTGTAGGCTTCGTCATATTCTCATCCCTCTGCGGAAATTAGTATCGTGACGATAAGCGAGTCGCCTACGGATACGTGCTTGTTGTCGGTGAATGGCGCTACACCGAATAGCATCCCGGTGTTCTGTCCCTTCTCTTCGTTATCTGTCAGGAATATTCCATGCAAGTAGGCTGTTTCAAAAATCATGAACTGGATGTTGGTTGCGTTAAAGACCCACTTCCCATCCATTACCCCTGCACTATTAAACTCTGCCATCGGTCTTTTCGTGCTTGAGGTTCCAGTGAACTCAATAAAGTCATGGTCTTTCATGGTGTCTTGGCTATGAACAGCGTATTCAGAACACAATCCGCAAAACAATTCCTTCTTCGGCATCTTCCCAACGGAGGCACCTAGTATGTATTCAAGACCGGTATAAACAATGAGGTTGTCTGTTTCCTCAACCCAAACCGTCTTGCCATCTCTGACGCACTCTACCTTGTAGTGTGTGCCAAACTTTATCTTGGGTAGTTGACTTTGCGCCATGATGTGTCCTCTTCCCCTACTGGGGTCCATAAGTCGTAATGATTTGTGTGCATATCGGAACTAACCTCAAAAAATGCCTCGCCATGCACCTCAGGCGCACAGTAGTCCCAAGTGATCCCCGTGTCTAACATCTGCGGAATCCAGTCAGTGAGGTCCATATTCCGCCATTGTGCAGGATAGTAGCAGTCGGAGTACGGCCCTACATCCTGTTTCTGGAGTGTCAGAACTCTGTCCCACCCATCCCATGTAGGTGCTGCCATCAGTTCTGCACCGTAAGTGCTGACCCTGAGTGTCGGTCTTTGTCATCCTGAAGTTGGATGTCTGATACTGCCTTCTGGTATCCCGCTGCCCATACATTGATACGGGCATCATTCTGAATGAATGGCTCAAGTTCAAGTAGGGAACCGTATAGGTAGACATCAGGTGCGTTCTGCAACATCCAATTAGTCGGAGTAGTTCCGTTCAAGTTAGGAAACTTTGCCCAGTAAAGCATCTCCATGTTGTAGACTCCGGCAGGTACGGGACCTAACCGAATCTCGTTGGCGATGATGGTATAGAACGTAGGTTGGCCAGACCCAAGATTCCAAGACTCATATATCTCTGGGCTAACATATCTCAAGGATGCCGTGGGGTTTGTGTTGAGTCTGAATTCACGCATCTGCAGGAAGTTAGGGGGCAAGGAATAGTTCGCCTGACCACCAACCGTGTCGGCTTCCCACTTCTGTTCCATTGACCGCAGCCTTAATTCCCGGTTAAACCGGGCTTCGCATAGCGCAACAAAGTCTGGTATGAACGGACCCATGTCATCACGGTCTGCCCAGTTCGCTATGCTCTTTTGTAATTCTGTGTAGTTCGTGAAGGCCATATTTAAATCCTGCTATTGTGTGTTTTCAGGTAGGCATTGTCTGGGTCGTTGAGGTATGCTGCAAGTACAGCGGGGTCCCGCTGAACATCGCCATTGCTTTGCTTCATCCACTCCCGCCAGACTACCAAAGGTATGGATGCCACCTTCCTTCCCAACGCACCGTTGGCGGAGTCGTTGATCCCACTGTTCCTTTCGTAGGCGTTCCGATCCAGAATAGGCTGTGCATCCTGATGAGTAGTGAGTGTAACCTGATCGGCAGATTCTTCATACACAGTCTTGGTGTGCGGTGTTTGATCGAATACAGTTTTATACATAACCTTTCCCACCAACCCTTGCCACCTTCTGCGGGGTAGCATAGGCTCGCTTTAGTTCTTTGATAGGGTCTATCTTTTTCCCTTCAGGTTTTTTCTCTGGCTGTTTGCCAAAAGAAATCCGGGCTAGAGGGCTTACTCTGTCGCGGCGCTCAAAGGCGCGCGCGACAATTTGATTTTGTGGTTTTGGAACCGCTCCGGGAGAAATCCCGGGGCGGTTTTCCTTTGGACAAGGTCTTCCCGCGCTTGAACCGGGAAACGCGCATGTCCATGCTGTGCCGATACCACCAAACAGGACAGAGCCATGCCGACAACCCCGCCGCGCGATGGCGTATCAATCAACTACGAGATTCATGGAGACGGCCCGCCCCTGATCCTGGTCAGCGGTACCGGGCATGACCTCCACTTC